TCTAGAAGAGGCTATCTCGCAACTGATGGCCGAAAAAAAAGAGGAGCCATCGACGGAGGTTGAAATCACCACGGACAGCTGTGACGATGTCGACACCATTGCGCGTGCTGAAATTCTATCGCCCGGCATTGCAAAAACGGGTGATCTAAAGAGAAGGGCACTGGAAGCATGCTACGCCACCAATGAGGGCCGTCAGATCATTGACACCCTGTTGGTCGGGAAGGTATTTGATTCAGCTGACCAGGATATGCTTTTTGTCGCTGCGTCAGAACTTGTAAAAGACAGTCGCAGGAATATTCTGTCATCTAGCCAAGCCAGCAATCCCTCTTCTTTGCAATCTGGCCCAATGACCCCTAAAAGACTGAACGAGATTAATGCGGCCAGGTACGGCCTAAAAAATTAAAGGAGTGATAATATGACCACATATTTATATAACCTACCAGCTGGTGTAGCCGGGGACATCACTCGGCAGCAGGATACCGTAGTGGAGTCAGGATTCCTGAATGCGTCCGCAGCCCCTACCGCATTCGGTGTGCCGGTAAAGCTAGTATCAGGCAGATTCGAAAAAATCGCCGCCAGCGATACCGCAACAGTATTTGCCGGAATCATTTCGCGCATTGCTCCGTCTATATCAGGCGACCTAACGCAGACATTTGCCGGCGGCACGCCTAACGTATCTTCTGTGCAGGGTATCGTTGTGAAAGGCTACGTCAACGTCAAATGTCCTGTTGGCACACCTGTACGTGGAACAGCTGTGTATATGCGCATTACGGCGGACACAGGGAAGGCAGTGGGAGACTTAGAGACAGGCGCCGACGCAGGAAAATGCGTAGCACTATCCGGCGTCACATGGGCAGTCGACGGAAAAGACGCCAATAATGTCACAGAGATTCGGATCGCCTAAAAGAGAGGAAGAAAACAATGCGGACAAATGACTCGACCCTTTCGTTCTATATTAACCAGCTGAACAGTCTTGATCCCAAGCTGCATGAGCCATTGCTAAGTGTCACATGGGATCGTGACATAAAGTTAAGGGAAGATGTTACAATGGCGACTGAAGCGACCTCATTTATGCGGTCAACTGGCGGAAAGGCTGGTACTCAATCGGCAACAGGTAAGCCATGGATTGCGGCGAACAGCACAACGATCGCAGGCATTTCGGTCAACAATGAAATGGTATCGTTTCCCATGCGGCTATTAGGCGTCGAAATTTCCTACACGTCTGTTGAGCTTGAAAGAAGTCAGCTTCTTGGCCAGTCAATAGACACACAAAAGCTAAACACTCTGAACGATGACTATCAGATGTCAATTGACGAGATGGTCTATGTGGGAGACAAGGATGTCAACGCCAAGGGGCTTTTAAATTCCAGCGTCGTTACTGCGTCTGGCGTTAATAACGGTGCGTCTGGTAGTCCACTATGGGAAAATAAGACACCTGATGAAATCCTGGACGACGTGAATAAACTTCTCAATGCTACCTGGGAGTCCTCTGGATGGTCCGTATGCCCAGACAAGTTGTTATTGCCAGGCCCTCAATTTGCCCGCATCTCCCAACAGAATGTCTCTTCTGCTGGCAACACGTCAATTTTAACCTACCTCGAAGATAACAGCGTAAGCCTTCGGGTCAACGGTCGCAAGCTAGACATTCAGCCGGTAAAGTGGCTGAAAGATGTTGGGGTTAACTCGACCGCTCGAATGGTAGCGTACACGAACGATCAAAGAAGGGTCCGATTTCCAATGGTTCCAATTCGTCGCGAAAACACATACTACCAAGGAATCCGGTTCGTAGCGCCTTACATATGGGCTCTCGGTGAGGTCGAGGTGGTATACCCCGAAAATATTCGGTACGCAGACGGTATCTAAACGTTTATGGATGGCCAGTCATGCGACTGGCCTTTACCATCTAGGAGAAGAACATGCAGGTAAATTTTTTGAAACCGGTGACTATAGGTTCGACAACCTATGGTGTCGGTGTTCATCACGTCCCGAATGAAGACGCAGAAAGCAACTGGTTTTTTAATGCACTGGTGGCTGATGGGTCTGCCGTAGTGTTAAGAAGCGAAGAGCCAGAGCCAGAGGTAAAGGCAGAGCCAGAGGCAGAGGTAAAGGCAGAGCCAGAACCAGAGCCAGAACCAGAGCCAGAACCAGAGGCAGAGGTAGAGCCAGAGCAAGAGCAAGAGCAAGAGGCACCAACAAAAACGAAACGAAATAAATGAATATCGACACGTTCCGCACCACATTCCCCGAATTCAATGATGCATCACAGTACCCTACGGCCATGATCATGTTCTGGTCGGCGGTCGCTGAGATGACTCTATCCGCTGATCGGTGGGGCGAGATGTATGACCACGGGATGTCGCTGTTCGTTGCCCACCACATCGCCATCGCAGCTTCCAACAAATCCGCTTCAACATCAGGCGGAACGCCTGGTCAGTCATTGGGCGTGGTGCAATCGAAGTCTGTTGGGTCGGTCAGCGTCAGCTACGACACATCGAGCTCAACCGAGATGAATGCGGGGCATTGGAACCAGACCATTTATGGCCGTCAGTATATTCGGCTTGCCCGAACACTGTGGCCGGTACTGTACCAGCTATGAGCGTCACGGTCACGAAAGACGACCTTAAAAACCTTCTGCGGAATATTCAGTCGATGGGGAGAAAAAGCGTACTGATAGGAATCCCAGAGTCAAAAAACGATCGAAAAGAAGACGAGGGGTCAAACGCCATGATCGGATTTTTAAATGAGAATGGGTCGCCAGCCCGCAACATTCCGGCCCGACCATTCCTGGTGCCGGGCGTAAGGAAGGCGGGAGACAAAGCGAGTGAGGCGCTGAAATCATATGCAAGCGACGCCCTCAACAATCCGAAGGCAATTGATCAGGGGCTTAATTCGGCTGGCTTGATCGCCCAGGCATCGGTAAAAAATCAAATTGTGTCGCAAGATGGATTCGCCCCCCTAAGTCCCGCCACACTTGCTCAGCGTGCCCGAATGGGGGCAAAGGGAACAAAGGCCCTAATTCGTACGGGGCAACTCTTGAACTCGATCACGTACGTGGTGCGGAGTGATGTGTGATGGCACGCATTGACGTGTCGGACATTCTTTCCGATCCTGACTTTTTGGATTCGCTGACGCTCATTAAGCGGTCATCATCAGTCAATGAGTACGGTGAGCATGTGATGACTGAATCATCGTGCTGCATCAGGGCGTCTGTGCAGTCTGTAGGCACTGAAGATCTACAGCGTCTACCAGAAGGTGCAAGGCTTCAAGACGTGATCACGGTGTATTATCGTGGCGAGCTGATTCCAGAGCGAAAAAACGGGTATGCTGATGTATTGGTGTGGGGAGGGAAGCGGTACCAGGTCGCTGGCATCGATGAGAATTTTATCAATTTTGGGCGTGGGTTTACCAAGGCAATATGTCGAATGGAGGACGCCCATGCCTAATACGTCGGCTACTGGTGGATACCTTACTCAGACAGAGGGATCGATTGATGGGGTATCATTTCGTCGTTTTATTGGGGCTGTACTTGTTGGGGTGTCAGGGTTTCAGGCGGAGTATGTACGCCCGTCATGGCAGACGAATCCACCGCCAATTCCCAATATCGATGTCAACTGGATGGCATTTGGACAGACAGGTCGGCGTGGGGAATATTCCTCATACCTAATGACTGATATTGATGGTACGAAAACAGAGCAGCGAACGCACGAAGAGTGTGACTTTTTGCTGACATTCTATGGGCCGGACTGTCTCGATATTGCGGCTCGTGTACGTGATGGATTTCGAATAGAGCAGAATCAGGAAGCCCTACAGCTTCATGGTATGGCGATGGTCGGCAATACCGACATCATCCATGCCCCGGAATTGATCAACGATCGGTATTTTGATCGGGCCGATATGACCATCACGATACGCCGTGAGGTAAAAAGGTCATACCCAATATTGAGTTTTACCGGTGCCCATGGCACCATTACAGCGAATGGTAGCGGGGCGGTTAGTATTCAGGAAGAATTTTAAGGAGAATAAAATGGCACAAGGACTAAATGTCAATCGGCTA